CAGAAAAGCAAATGCTTTACAGAAAGTTTGATCTTTCAGAATACAGAGGAATACTTTGGGCACGAGATCTAACAACAAGAGAGTTGCCATTTGAGTATGATTACGTTCTTTTTATTTGTGGGCATACAAGGTTTGAGCAAGACTGGGACACTACATCTCTTGAAGAGTATGCAAAAGCAAAAGCAAAGTCTGAAACTGGTAAAGCAATTCTAACTCTTTGTCCACCAGACTTTGAGTACAATGATGATTGGTCTATTAGATATAAGGATAAGGTAAGGACAAACCTATACCACCCATCTATAACTGGTTGGGACCCAAGAATTCAGGAAGTAACAGACTTTATTCCAGGGTATTGGTTTCCAGTTGGAAGTGTTCCACCTGACGACGACGATGTTCATGAGAATTATTGGGTACACTTCACATGGTGTTTTGCAGAAAAATCATACATTGATGAAGTTCCTCTAGATCCAGAAATGAATTTTAATGGAGAAGAGCCATATGTTGCTTTACAGTCTTGGGGTAGAGGATGGAGAATGTTTGCAACATCAAAAATTTTTGCTTACCACCATCTTTCAAGGCAGTACCCAGGGGAAAAGTTAAGCAGATATAGTACTGCAAGACCATGGGCAGACGATAAGAAAAAAGATCATTGGGAACACTCAAGGAATGCGATGTTAAAACTTAACTTGCTTTTTTCTGGAAGGCTAACTGGGGTACATGGAAACATACCTTTAGAGGTTACTCAAGAGTATTGCAGAAGAAGTGGTATTAATTTAAAAATGACAGAATATAATCCAGAATATGACAAGGTCGATGGTTATCAGCATATGATGTCAATTAAAGATACTGCCCCCGTAACAAGGGAAGACTTAGACTGGAAAGTTCCTGGGGTTGACAAATAGACTCATGGCTGCTAAACTATATACAAGCGAGACTTTTATGCGTAAGAGATATCTTATGGATAAGAAGACTCCAGAAGAGATTGCAAAGGAGTGCGGAGTGAGTCTAGAGACCATTTATGTTTACCTTGCTAAATTTGGATTAAGGAAGTCGAGACGATGAGTAAATTTGAGAAGGCTTTGGTAGCACTTGCAGTAGCAGGCACTGTTGGTTTTGCTTTTGCATTTGCTACACTAAAAGGAATCCCAGAAGCGTTTGACTGGGAACTTGATGACGAGGAATCCTATGAGTGATAACTTAAACATAACAGTTGACCAAGTAAATAACCCATTGCACTACACATCAGATCCTTCAGGTATTGAGTGCATTGAGATTACCAGACATAGAAACTTTAACATTGGCAATGCCTTTAAGTATTTGTGGAGAGCAGGACTCAAGGACGAAGCAAAGACCATTCAGGATTTAGAAAAAGCAATCTTCTACATCAAAGATGAAATTAATAGACTAGAGGGAAAGTATGTCAACTGAAGATGATCTAGTTAAGCACCTTGATCAAGTAAACCAGGTAGTAGAAGAATACCTTAAGGGTAATGACCCAACTGTAATCTCTAAGCAACTTGCAATACCAAGACAAAAGGTTGTAACACTTATTAACGAGTGGAAGGTTATGGCATCTGCTAATGATGCTATCCGTGCTCGTGCTAAAGAAGCCCTGGCAGCAGCAGATACACACTATAGCAAACTGGTATCTCGCACATACGAAGTTATTGACGAAGCATCTATGACTAATAATCTTAGTGCAAAAACAGCAGGCATTAAACTTGTTATGGATATTGAGTCCAAAAGAATTGATATGTTGCAGAAGGCTGGACTCCTTGAGAATAAAGAATTAGCAGAAGAAATGATGGAGATTGAGCGCCGTCAAGAAGTTCTTGTTGCTATACTAAAAGACATTGCATCCGAATATCCACAGGTTCGTGATGAGATTATGCGTAGGCTATCTTCATTTGCAAAAGACAACGAGGTGATTACAGTTGTCCACGATGTTCAATGAGTTCCTTGAAGCACTAAAGTCTGATCACTTTGAAGAGATTCCTGTAGATGCAAGAACATTTGTTGAAGGTGAAGAGTACCTTGGACAGCCACCCCTGTCTGATATTCAGTACGACATTGTAGAAGCCATGAGCCAGATCTATCGTAAAGAAGATCTTATAAATTTGCTGGGGGAAGAAAAAGGAACTCAATACTACAACAAGTACACAAAGAATGAAATCATCCTGCAACTGGGCAAGGGATCTGGAAAAGACTTCACATCAACCGTAGCATGCTCATACATCGTATATAAACTGCTATGTTTAAAGGACCCAGCAAAGTATTTTGGTAAGCCCTCTGGAGATGCTATTGACCTAATCAACGTTGCTATTAACGCACAACAAGCAAAGAATGTTTTCTTTAAAGGTTTTAAGTCTAAGATCGAAAGGTCTCCTTGGTTCATTGGCAAGTATTATGCAAAGGCTGACTCAGTTGAGTTTAATAAATCAATTACTGTTTACTCTGGACACTCAGAAAGAGAATCGCATGAGGGTTTGAACCTTCTTCTTGCAGTGCTTGATGAGATTTCTGGTTTTGCATCTGAGGTTGGAACTGGTAACGAGCAGGGAAAGACTGCTGACAACATTTACAAAGCATTCCGTGGATCAGTAGACTCCCGCTTTCCTGACCTTGGCAAAGTTGTTTTACTTTCATTCCCAAGATATCCAGGCGACTTTATTTCAGAAAAGTATGATGCAGTTATTGCTGAAAAAGAAGTTATTGAAAGAACCCATGAGTTTATAATTAATCCATTACTGCCAGACACAGACCCAAGCAATAAGTTTCAAATTTCGTGGGACGAAGATCAAATCATTTCATATAAATACCCAGGAGTGTTTGCACTAAAAAGACCAACATGGGAAGTAAACCCAACAAGAAATATTGATGATTTTAAGATTGCTTTTATGACTGACCTGGGTGATGCTATGCAACGCTTTGCCTGTGTACCAACCTTTGCTTCTGATGCATTCTTTAAGCAAGTAGATAAAGTTAGAAACTGTATGACTCTTCGTAACCCTGTAGATAATTTTAGAAGGTTCGATGAAGCCTTTAAGCCTGACCCAGATAAGGTTTATTATGTACATGCTGACCTTGCACAAAAGCACGACAAGTGTGCTGTAGCAATTGCTCACGTAGATAAGTGGGTAAACATTCAGGTAATTAATAACTATGAGCAAGTTGCACCAATTGTAGTTGTAGATGCTGTTGCTTGGTGGGAGCCAAAAGTAGAGGGCCCAGTTAATCTTTCAGAAGTTAAACAGTGGATTCAGAATCTGAGAAGACTTGGATTCAATATTGGGATGGTTTCATTTGACCGTTGGCAATCATTTGATATACAAAATGAATTGAAGCAGGTTGGTATGAGAACTGATACTGTTTCTGTTGCTAAGAAACATTATGAAGATATGGCTATGCTTGTTTATGAGGAAAGACTTGCAATGCCATCTATCGAACTTCTGTTTGATGAACTAACCCAGTTAAAGATAATGAAAAATGATAGAGTTGACCACCCCCGCAAAAAGTCAAAGGACTTGGCTGATGCTGTGTGTGGGGCAATATTTGGGGCAATATCACATACCCCAAAAGACCAAAATCAGGTCATTGAAGTTCATACTATTAGTGATCGACCTAAGCAGGTTGACATGGGTAGAGATAATGTGATACACTATAAACCTATGCCAGATGATGTAAAAGATTATCTGGATAGATTCAATCTACTATAAACAAGGAGAAATACCGAATGAATTCATTCAAGAAAATCGCACTAGCCGTGGTTGCAGCCATGACTTTGGGCATGGTCGCAGTAGCACCTGCAAATGCTACAGTAATGACAGTAGCGGTAACGCTAGACGGAACAGCAAACACAACTAATGGTGTAATTGCTACCCCTGCCACATTACCAGTCCCATCAGATAACACAGTCGATGCAGCAGATGCACTACGCTTTGTAGCAACAGTAGCAGCAGGAACATCAGTTTCTGCAGTAGCAACTAACGCAACAATCGTATCAGCACTACACACATCAGCAGCACCAGTCGGAGCATCATCAGGATCATCATCTTTGACAATTGCAACAGGTACTGGAACAACTGCAACATTCTATGTCTATACAAAGACAACAGCAATTGGCACAGTTGTAATCAACAACGGTGGAACAACCCTTACATACTATGTACAGGGAACTGCTGGTAAGATCAATGCTCTTACAGTTTCAGCACCTTCAGCAGGTGCAGCAGGAACTAAGCAAGAGATCACAGTAACTGCTACAGATACATTTGGCAACAAGGTTTCTGGTAAGTCAATTACTGCAACAGTATTTGCTTCAACAGCAGTACTAGATACAGCAACAGCAACAACTGGTGCTACACTTTCAGATTTTGGAGTTGCAAAGTTTAATGCAACATTGCCAGCAACTGGAACACGTTCACTAATTACATTTGCTCCAACAACTGCTGGAGATGCAACAACTACAGATGTAGTTGGTCTACCTGCTCGTGCACTTGCACCATTTGCAGAGATCGCAGTTCGTGATCTAGTATCAGAACTTGCTGCACAGACTGCTGCAAAGATTGCTGCAGAGAATGCTCTTGCTGCTGCCATTGCTAAGGCTGCATCAGATGCTGCTGCTGCAAAGGTTGCTTCAGATGCAGTACTTGCTGCTAAGAATGCAGAACTTGCAAAGTTCAAGGACGACACAACAACAGCAGTTGCTCAGGCAAAGGCTGCTTCAGATAAGGCACTTGCAGATGCAAAGGTAGCATCAGATGCTGCTCTTGCTGCTAAGGATGCACAGATTGCTAAGTTGACTGCAGATAATGCAGCAGCACTTTCTTCTTTGAAGAAGTCATTCAATGCACTTGCTACAAAGTGGAACAAGAAGAATCCAAAGGCTAAGGTTACTCTAGTTAAGTAATTAGTCCAACATTAAAGGGGTTACCAATTACGGTAGCCCCTTTTTTGTGCAATAAAATGGTATAATCATCCTATCAGACATGTCGTCTGCAAGGGGGAAAGGTAATTAAACGACTACTAAGAATAGTAACAGCCACAGTTCTAGCCTTTGGCTGGCTACTTATAGCCCCCCAGGAAGCCCACTCTGATGATCCACTCACAGTAGCAGCCCAAGAAATACAGGAACTTAACGATAGCGTAGATGACCTTGGCTATCAGGATAACTTTATAGATCTTATAGACATAGCAGAAAATAAGTTTGCCTCAGCCACAAATGCGAAGGAACTTAAAGATGATGCCTATGATGCCCACGAAGATGCAGTAGAAGCAGAAGCCACAGCCTTAGAAGCAAAGAACCTTGCCCAGTCAAATGTTGATGGTCAGACAGCCACAGTAGCCTTGGCCCTTGAACATAAAGACAATGCTCTTGAAGAAAGAAACGATGCACAGGATGCTCTCAGCATAGCCAACATTAATCTACAAACAGCACAATCTAACATGCAGTCTGCTGGAGGAACAGGTTTTGCATACACTGTTTATACTCTTGTTAGACAGGGTAATGTTGCTACCCCAGGATCTGTTCTTTGTTCTGGTACTTGGAACTCAAGCCACATGCAACTACCAGTTTGTGGTAACAGATACGAAAACTTTATAGTTAAATTTACTGGTCAAATAACAGTACCGTCCTGGTTCACATCAACATATTTTGCAGGATATACAGATGATGGATTTAGAATGTATGTAGACGGGCAACTTGCTGTTGATAACTGGGTAGAGCAAGGGACAACTTGGAGCGATTACTCTCCCGTATATGATGTTAGTGAAGACAAAACTTTAGATGTAGAAATATGGTGGTACAACGGAGGAGGCCCTGGATCCTACCTTCTTGGATGGGCAATTCCTGGAGGATGGACTGGAGCAGGTTGTGACTATGCTGGAAATCCAAGAGTATGGGGACAAAACTTTAGTTGTAATCTTAATACATTTTCTTCTGGCTCAGGACCAACACAGGAACAGACAGATGCTTACAATGATGCTGTTGCAGCACAGGCTATAGCACAAACAAACTATAACAATAAATTGGCAGTATACAATGACAAACTAAGCGTATACAATTCTGAGAATACAACACTGTCATCAATGAATCAGGTTTTGCAAACCAAGACACAGGAACATCTTGATGCTATTGCAGATACAGAAGATGCTTTAGACTTGAAGAATAGCAGAATAGAGATATACAATCAGTCAATAATTGATTTAAATAATGCTATTAGTGATGCATGGGAATATTATTATGAGCAATCAGAAAGAGAACTTAATGCTGCTATTGCTCAAGCAGCAGCCAATGCTGCAGCCAATCAGCCTACCCCAGAACCCACCCCAGAACCTTCTCCAGAACCAACCGAAGAGCCTACAGATGAACCAACGCCTGAACCTACCCCAGAGCCATCACCAGAGCCTACAGTAGACCCTACAGAAGAGCCAACACCAGAGCCCACACCAGAGCCTACAGTAGACCCTACAGAAGAGCCCACACCAGAGCCCACACCAGAGGTTACCCCAGATCCAGAACCAACTGAAGAGCCAGTTGTAGAACCTACTGAAGAACCTACACCAGAACCTGGGCCAGAGCCAGAACCAGAAGAGAACCCTTGGAATGAACCAGATGTAGAAATTACTGATGAGGTATTAGCAGCCCTGGTTCCTGAAAAGGGGACTGGAACAGAAGAAGATTTATCTAATGTTATTGCTAACCTTACAAGTAGTGATAACAAGTTGGTTACTCTTTCCCCTGAACAAGTAACAGCAGTTAGCCAAACACTCAGAGCCTTGACTCAAGAAGCAAAGGCTGAGGTTGCAGAAGATCTTGGAATTAAGCCTTCAGAAGTTGCACAAATTGCTGAGCAGATGAAGTCTAACCCAGCACTTGCAGAAGCATTTGTTGAGTTTACAGATAGAGAAGCAGAGGCAGGGGAGACACCAATGCCATTTACATTAGCAGATGCAGTAACAGAAGTACAAACAGAGGCATTCTTAGCAGACCCACTTGGAGCAGTATTTGAAGTGGATGTTACAGAACTATTATCTAATTTCTCTGAGTTAGGTATGGATATGACAGATGATCAGAGAGAGAAAGCACAAGAAGTAATTATCCCAGTGGTCATAGCATCACAAATTGCAGGGGCAGTTATAAGGAGGAACAAATGAAGATAATCAAAAAAGCCTTTAATCTCGTAGGTAAAATCCTAAAGGGATTAGTTAAATGGTTTAAAGACGCAGGAATGGAATTAATTGCACAGGCATTCACCCTCCTTGGCTTCTTTATCGCATGGCTAACTTTAACGGGATCAGCAAGAGACATTGTTGGTATTGCAGTACTTGCAACAACAGTAATTTGGCTTATCACAATCCCGCTAAGAAAGGAGGACTAAATATGGCAACTAAAAAGGTAGTAGAGCCTCCTAAGAAGGAGCACCCACAAAAGGCAATCACTAATATCCTTATGCGTATTGTCGCAGTCTTTGCAGCATCTGGTCTATCAGTACTTGGTGCTGGAGCAGTAGTTGGAATTGACACAGTTCAGGCAGTATTCTTAGCAGGACTATTAGGCGTAGCAACAGTCATTGAAAGACTGGCAAGGGCTTTTTTGGACGATGGAAAACTCACATTGGCAGAGATCAATGATGCGTTTAAGACGGTAGACAAAAAGGCTAATTAGTCATTATTGGCGGTAGTTGACAGCCCTCTCTGGGCAATGGTATACTTGAGTATCACCTATCTGGAGAGGGCTTTACCATGACCTGTATTGCTGTAGTAAAACATGAAGATAAAATCTACATGGCTGGAGACCGTGGGGCATCAGATGATGGAACCATCTTAGCACTTACTGCTCCAAAGGTTTGGAAGATTGGTCCATATCTAATTGGATATGCTGGATCAATGGACGGAGAAAGAATCCGTTATAACTTTAAACCAACACCACCCAACATTAAAGACACAGACAAGTTTATGCAGACAAAATTTATTAAAGAACTCAAAGAATTTTATAATGAGTTCTGGGTTGACACATCTAAAGATGGAGACCTGGGTTTGATTATTGCAGTCCGTGGAGAAATCTATGAACATAGTTCTGGAGATATGTCTTTATCTAAATACATGCTTCCTTATCTTGCTATGGGTTCTGGTGCAGAATATGCCTATGGTGTTTTGTATGCAACAGATAAACAGAAAAATGCAAGGAACAGAGTAATGCAGGCAGTAAATGCTGCTATTAAATTTAACCCATCCTGTATGGGTCCAGTTGACATCGTAAGCCTTTAAAGGTATACTTAATACATGAGCGAAGAATTTGACGAGATCCTAAGAGATATCCAAAATATAGAATCAGATTTTGACGAGTTTGAAATCTGGCTTGAAAACGGTATTGAACGAGGATGGGTAACAGAACCATTCTGCAATACACACGAAGGTGATCCATATATGGATGAAGAAGAGCAAAAAGAATGGGAAGAGGGCGGAGACCCTTGCCAAGTAGTTTTAAAAATCAAACAATAACAACAACAAAGAGAGAGACAAAAATGAAAAAAACACTACTAGCACTACTATCAGCAGTACTATTAATTACAGTAGTACAGCCAGCACAGGCAGAAGATCAAAAGGTTCTAGCCATTATTGATACTGCTATTGATTCAAGAAAGTTCCCTCAGATCATTCATGAGGTATGCTTTAATACATACAAAAATTCCTGTCCAAACAAGACAAATTTTATGGAAGGAAAGGGAGCAGCAGCAATAGCAACTCCCCCAGCAGACTCAAACAATATGTCTGCATATCACGGTGATGCTATGGTAAAGGCTGCCTTGGCAATTAATCCAAACCTTAAGATTGTATTTATTAGATATGCTGAAGAGTACACTGCCAACAAGAGGGTTGTGTACACAAACTGGGCTGACAGTTTACGCAAATCAATCGACTGGGTATCAAAGAACTCAGAAAAATATAGTATTGATGCCTTATCAATTAGTCAATCTAGTATAAATATTCCAACTTGGTGCACAACAGACAATGTCACAATCAATGCGGTTTCATTGCTTAACTCTAAGAATGTTCCAGTATTTGCTGCGACAGGTAACGATACAAATAAAACTTCTGTTGGATTCCCAGCGTGTGTTGCTGGAGTAGTTGGTGTTGGATCACTAACTGAACAAGTTGATGCTGGTGTTAGAATTGGAGAGACACAAACTAATAGAGGTCCAGGACTTGACCTGTTAGCAGTTGGAGGACTCTCTATTACTAAGGTAAATGGAGCACAGTTTAACCTTGGTGGAACATCAGGAGCAGCAGCAATCTCTGCATCTGCGTATACTAAAAACAATACTTATAAAACTTTTGTAGAATATTTAAATTCTCTTACAAAAGAATCAGTTAAGTTTGTTGACTACTTTACTATGGTAGGTAAGCAAAAAGTTCCTACATTTGAAGCAGTAAGAGTAGTTGCTGTTAGTTCTAAGTAATAATATTTAAAGTCCTAGGCATGACTAAAACTGCCCACTTTGCCCTATAACTCAGTTGGTAGAGTGCCGAACTGTTAATTCGGATGTCCCTGGATCGAGGCCAGGTGGGGCAGCGTAACACTATTGAAAGGAAACGATATGCAATTTCAACCTACAAGTAGGCAAGAAGAATTTGTCATAGACCTGTTAGATCAAAAAACTGGTGGGTACTATGTAGAACTAGGAGCGTTCCACTCTAAGAATGGAAGCAACACCTACAGGCTAGAGACAGAGTTTGATTGGAACGGAGTATCGTTTGAGATTGTTCCAGAACTACACAAAGAGATTACCGAAAATAGAAAGAACCCTTGCATCTTGGGCGATGCTACTCAGTTTAATTACATTAAATATTTTGAAGAAAATAACTTTCCTAATCAAATAGACTATCTACAAGTTGACATTGACTCTGGATATAAACTTAACGGAAGACCTGATGGCAATGCCTATCTATCCTTACACGGATTAATTGCTGTGCCACTAAATAAATATAGATTTTCAGTAATAACATTTGAGCACGACGCAAATATGTACTGGAGAAATATTGCAATGAGAGATGTTCAACGAGAGATTCTTGACTCTTTGGGGTATTCTTTAGTTGCAAGAGAATACCATGAGGACTGGTGGGTAGATCCAAGTGTTATTGACTTAGAAAAATATAGAAAGCACTTTAGGTGGGAATCCCTATAAGGGCAACTCGTGATATAATAATATAAAGATACCTATAAGGAGGTAATCATGTCAGCAAAAGGAAGTTTAGAGGCAATCATTGAGGTTGCAAAGAAAGAAGTGGGCACAATTGAAGGCCCTAAAGATAATGAAACAAAGTATGGTGCATGGATTAAGGTTAACTTCCAACCATGGTGCCAGTCGTTTGTTTCTTGGTGTGCTTTTACTGCGGGAGTAAAGTCTTTCCCTAAGTCTGCATCAACAGTAGCAGCATCAGATCAGTTTAAAAAAGAAGGTCGTTGGGCAGATGCTCGCAATGATGACCCACAAGCAGGAGACTGGATTTATTTTGATTTCCCAGATGATGGTGTAAATCGTATTTCACACGTTGGCCTTTGCATTAAGAATAATGGCGATGGAACAATCCAGGTTATTGAGGGAAACACTTCAGGAACTGCAAAGGGAGACCAGCGCAATGGAGGAATGTGCGTAGAAAAAACTCGTGCATATGTAAAGAACAATAAGAAGAAGTTAGTTAACGCTGTTGTTGGTTGGGGTCGTCCAGTATACACTGGTGAAGAAAATGCTCCACTACTAAACAAGATCGTTGCATCTGCAACTACCGCAGCACCAGTTAAGAAGGCAGCACCAAAGGAAATTAAGCCTGCTGCTAAGAAGTCTTCTGGTGGCGGAGGAAAGGCTCAGGTAGCCCTATAATGGATTCCAAAAAAAGATCACTACTAAAAACAATCAGTTGGCCATTTGTACATTTTACTTTTGTTGCTGGAATTTTATTTGCAGCAAGCCATATAATTTATGGTGAGGCTGAATGGGAGTATGTTGGACTATATGCACTTTCATACATGGCGTTAGAAATGACATTCTATTACCTACATGAGAGAGTCTGGGCAAAGTTTGGACACAAGGTAAAATAATGCGTATTAAGATAATTAAGTTTGTCGTCAAATCACTTGGGTATGAGTGGTCTGGCGATGAATTAAAACTACCTGTCTGGTATGTTAAGGAAAAGAAAAAGAAGTAATATGCCTGTTTATGAATATACCTGTACTGGAAAATGCGAAGGTACAATAATCAAACAGCGTTCAATTAAAGACAACGATCCAGGGTATGATTGTGAAACTTGCAATCTACCACTGGAACGTGTATACTCTAATGTAGGAGTTGTTTTTAACGGCTCTGGCTATTATTCCACAGACAACAGAAAGCGGTAGTATAATGTTTACAATGATTAAAGATGAAGTAAAGCAAGATTGGCTGCTATCACCTTTAGATCGGTGTGATAGATGTAGTGCTGAGGCCTTAGTTAAGGTCACAGGGATAAGTGGAGACCTGCTGTTTTGTGGTCACCACTACAACAAAATAATGGCAATCCCAGACGGGTACAACAGCATGATGTCCTTTATGATTAGCATTGTTGATGAAAGAGATAAGTTAAAGCAAGACCGACTAAAGGACTAAAAATGATTATTCAGATTATTGGTCTTCCAGGTTCTGGCAAAACAGAACTAGCGAAGGCACTAAAAGAACGAATTAACGCTATTCATCTTAATGCTGATGAGGTTCGTGCAACAGTAAATTCAGACTTAGGTTTTAGTCCTGAAGATAGAATTGAACAGGCAAGGCGTATGGGTGACATGGCAAGGCTTATTGCTAAGCAAGGAGTTGCTCCAGTAGTAGTTGATTTTGTATGTCCAACTGATCTAACCCGTGCAGCATTTGGTAAGCCAGATATTTTAATTTGGGTAGACAGAATTGAGTTTGGAAGATTTGAAGATACAAATAAGATGTGGGAAGATCCAGAGTCATGCGATGTCAGAATCCCCTGTGGGATGACCGTAGAAGAAGAGGCTGACCTTATCATTGCCGCTTGCCAGTTACACGACTGGACAGCCCCTACAACTCTTATGCTGGGTAGGTACCAGCCCTGGCACGAGGGCCACCACGCCCTTTACAGGGAGGCTGGCAAGAGAACTGACCAAGTACTTCTTGGAGTCCGTAATACCTATAATACAAGCGAAAAGGATCCTCTCAAGTTTGATCAGGTAAAAGAATATATTGCCAAGGACGAATTTATGGACGGCGCATTAGTACTAAGACTACCCAACATTACCAACATTGTTTATGGTCGTGATGTGGGATACAAGATTGAACAAGTAGATTTGGGGGCAGACATTCATGCTATATCGGCTACGCAAAAACGTAAAGAGATGGGTATCTAAAGTCTGGACTTTAATTACTAAGCCTAACAATATGGAGTGGCCATCATGAATGTATCCAAACAAAGATCAGCACTAAAGGCTATCACATGGCGTATAATTGGAACAGCAGATACATTTGTTATATCTTGGGTAATAACCAAAGAGCCAGTTACAGCAGGTGCAATTGCAAGTTTCGAGGTAGTTACAAAGACAATCCTTTATTACTTCCATGAGCGTGGGTGGAACTATATACAATGGGGAAGAAAGTAATGACAAAGAATATAGTTGTTGTTGGTGGAGGAACTGCTGGATGGCTTACCGCACTGATGGCTAAAAAGTCATACCCAAAACTAAACATAGTCTTAATTGAATCAGAAGACATAGGGATATTGGGTGCTGGAGAAGGATCTGTGCCAACATTTATTCAGTTTTTTAGACATTTAGAAATTACTATTCCAGACTTAGTTAAAAATTGTGATGCAACAATAAAAAATGGAATAAAGTTTACTAACTGGAATAATGATAATGATTATTACTATCATGGCTTTCCTCCAACAGAGCAAGAACTAGGGCCACAAGCAGTTTCTACTAGGTTTTTATCAGCAAGCCCTCTTCAAGCAGCAAGCCTACATTTAAACAGTAGTTTAAAAGAAATTGATTTTTCAGAAAAAATTTCAGATCAAAACAAAGTTGCTTTTATATTTAAAAAAGCCTTGGGTGGTAACCCAATAAAAGATTATGAAAATATTGGAGCATTCTCAATACATTTTAATGCTACAAAACTTGCAAATAGACTAAAAGAAATAGGTATTGAACGTGGAATCAAAGTAATAGATGGCATTGTAGAAGAAGTATCTTTAGATAAAGAAAAATACATTAAAAGTTTAATACTGGAAAGCAAAGAAGAGATTCTGTGTGATTTTGTTTTTGACTGTAGCGGTTTTCATAGATTAATTATTGGTAAAGTCTTTAATTCAAAATGGAAAAGTTATAGTGATCTATTGCCATGTGACTCTGCTGTACCATTTTTTACTGAAATGACAGAAGAGATACCACCTTATACAGAGGCTATTGCAATGAAGTATGGATGGATGTGGAAGATTCCATTACAAAATAGGTTTGGATGTGGATATGTTTATGATTCATCTTTAATATCAGAAAAAGAAGCAACAAAAGAGATAGAAGAGTTCTTAGGATATGAGCCATTCTACCCAAGAAAAGATAAGGGTGGCTTTAAGTTTAGTGCTGGATCATATGAAGAGACATGGATAAATAACTGTGTTGCCATAGGTCTTGCAGGAAACTTTGTAGAACCATTGGAGGCAACATCTATCTGGGTAAGTATGGTTGGACTTATTCATATTTTTGGAAATACAAACTGGATAACAAACAATTCAGTTTCGGTTAGGGATGAATTTAATAAAAAAATTGTTTCTATGAATAATGATATTGTTGAATTTTTGTATTTTCATTATTTGTCAATGAGAAAAGATACTGAGTTCTGGCAAAAATTCTCATATGAAAATGCTCCAGAAAAATTAAAAGAAAAAATAAATTTATGGCAAAACAGGATGCCAGATAACCAAGATACTGGAGATTATTGGGATGTTAATAGTTGGATTTTAATTGGATCTGCACAGGAAACAATTAATAAAACTTTTGGAACTACTTATGTTCAAAACTCAGAAGAATATGAGGCAGGTCTTAATGCCTACGAGAACTTTGTTAACTATCAAAAAGATCAAAGTTATAGATGTATGGATCATAATAAATTTTTGGAGTATTTAAAATGAAATTTAGAACAGAGTGGATTAATGCCCTAAAGACAATGAGACATAAAAAATATTGGGATAGACCTAATACTGTTGAATTTTTTGCTTTCATGACAAAGATATCTATTATATTTCCAGGCTTATTGTTTGGTAAGCAATGGTGGTGGCTATACATATTTGCCCTAGTATCAAGCCTTGCATTGATCTGGTCATCAACAGTTAAGACTTTGCCTACAATTATTTGGTTTAACATCCTGTGGACAATCCTTGCTACAAGTGCTATAATTAAGTACTGGGTTTAAGGGGACAATTAATGTCATTAAAGCAATTGTATTTTCTTCACATACCAAAGACTGCTGGAAGTTTTGTTTCAGAAAACATAAAAAAAAGTATTAGCAATGATCTATTGTGCTATACAAGTACCATTTTCCCAAACAATAATGAATTCTTAAAATCAAAGATTTATATATCAGCCCACGCAGGTACTTACCCAATAGAACTATTGGAAGATGTTTCTGTAGCAACTTTGATTAGAGATCCCCTGTCAGCAAGAGCGAGTTATTTTAATTTTATATACCCAAGATATCTATATAACAGAAACGAATACAAAGATCTACCTAGCAATAGAGAAAGATTTTTATATTATTTGTTTGAAGATAAGAACTTTTTAATTCATAACAACTATCAAAGCAGGTTTATTTGTAATCCTTCAGACCCAAGATCTTGGGATCCAGAGTCCTTTTATACAAAGCATAAATCAGAGATGATGAGTCATTTTTATGAAGGCAAAGGGTTTGATTGGTTTGTTAAAAATGAAAATACCTCTATTGATAATGCAATTCACAACATAAATAGTTTTGAGATAGTGAATACTGTTGAAAACATGGAGGCCTTTTGTGGTAAAATTAAGAACTGGTTTATGCTAAACCACAGTATTGACATTAATTTTGATTTTAATACTAAGATTAATGTTGGACCGTCTAAGTTAAATGAAGAACCTGTTTCTTCTGGATACTTCGTAAATCTATTAACTCAAGATGAAAAAGATAGAGTGTTAGAGTTAAATAATATAGACCTACAGGTTTATAATTTTGTAAAAAACAAGGAGGCTACAAATGTATGAATACTATGTAAGAAAAGTAGAGAACGTAGTAGATGGAGATACTATCGACGTTCTAATTGATTTAGGGTTTGATATTTTGTTTCAATCCCGTGTGAGACTGGCTGGTATTGATACCCCTGAGTCTCGTACAAAGGATCTTGCTGAAAAGGCTCTTGGTCTTGAGTCTAAGGAATACCTAAAGAAGCATCTTAAGGATGCTAAGTCTGTTGTAATTAAGACTGAAAAGATGGACTCATCTGAAAAGTATGGTCGTATTCTTGGTTGGGTCTATGTAAATGGAGATACAGAATCTCTCAATGATAAGATGATTAATGATGGCTATGCCTGGGGATATATGGGAGACACAAAGGTCAAAGATTTTGATGCTTTGAAGAAGGCCAGATCAAAGTCAGGTAAGTAATGGACATCAAGAAGCAAGAACTCTTGAATCATCTATTAAACCAGGGAGCAATTCAGATGGCTGATATTGACTATGAAGGCAATGTTCTTTATAGCATTACTGATAAGTTGCAGCAGGTCCATCCAGATTTATATGCAGAACTTAAAGAGCAGTATGAGGACCACATGTTTAAACTAATTAAGAAGGGTCCTTCTACAATGAATTGGAGAATCAATGTCTGAAGCAGGGGATAGAATTGAAGAGTTGATCTTAAGCGGAGCACTTGAGGTTTCTGGTGTAGATATTGACACTGGAGAAATGCTTTACAACTTTACAGACAAACTTAAAGACATTAGTCCTGAACTATTTAAAGATATGTCTGACTATATTTCTACAGAAACTATGTCTTTATGGGCTGAGGGTTTCTTAGATATAGATGTGACTGAAACAAATCCAATGGTTAGGCTTACTCCAAAGGCTTTTGACGATGCTGAGATCAGAAAACTCAGCAAGGAAAAGCAGTACACCCTAAAAGAGATTATAAGGATAATTAGTCTACAGATGTAGTATAATTACCTTGGAGAAACTATGGAATACTTTTTGGGTTCAGTAATAACAATGGTTGCGATGTTCGTTGCGACCAAGTTGATATCTTCAGAAAAAAATGTCATAAAAGAAAACCCTTTCAGATATAGCCAAAGCCATATCCATGAGATTATTTCTCCTTTAGTGCCAAATCTAAGAGAATATAAAAAAATTATTCCACGCCAATCAAGGAACCAAGAAGAAAAGACAAATATTAAGGTTGTTATTTTTGATAACAAAGCCTATTTTGTTAGAGATGCAAAATTCTATTGTGCAGAAATGCACGGTACAGAGATAGACGGAGCCAATGCAACCCTAGTTGACACGATGGGTATGGATAAGGTACAATTAGATAAGATGCTGTTTATAATGGATCAACTTAGAGACGGGAAGAAAAATGATAGTGGGGATTCAAGGGACCAGTAGTTTTGATGACTACAAGGTTTTTCTTAGAGCCATGGCTGTTACGATGTCTTCTTTAAAGGAAGATGATCCGTACTTCTATCTCTATTCTGCAGGACCAGCCAACATTAACTTAATGGCTATGGAGTTTTCTAACCTGTCAGAACGAGGGCTAAAGGCTCGTGGTAAAAGTATTAAGTATAAGGCTGTTCCACCATCGTGGATTACAGAAAATATTTCAGATATAAACTACTTTGCTTTTTTAAGTAAGGAAAGAGAACAGGTGTCAAAACTTGTTGACGATGCAAAAACAAATAATGTCGAATACGGCATTTTTAGGTACTAGGAGATCATAATGCAAATTAAATCATTAGAGAAAATGGAAGCAATTGTTAATAACAACAAGGCTTTGATGTGGGATGGGTGGACAGTAGTTAATTCTTATCCTTCTGAGAAGGGTAGAACAGCCCCACAAGGGGCCTTCAAGGATGGCAAGTGGCACATGCAGCGTCGTTTTGTACCTTCTAAGAATGGATGGGATATACCAGACAAGTTTGTGAGTTAATATGCCAAAGCATGAATGGAAAGATGATGCTTTGTGTTTAGATTACGACACAAATATATTCTTTGAAAAGTATGAAGATGATGAACTTCTAAGACCAGCAGTAGACAAACTTTGTTCTATGTGCCCAGTGTCTAAGATGTGTTTTGCCGTTGGTGTTTCTCAAAAAGAGTGGGGAATCTGGGGTGGAGTCTACCTTGAAAGTGGACAGATATCTAAAGAGTTCTCCAAGCATAAGTCTAAGATAGACTGGGCAAACACTTGGCAAAGATTAACAACGGAGCAATAATATGGAACAATGGATGAACAACTATGCATCATATGTGCTTGCAGGCAGTGGTGTTGCAGCAATATATTTTATTGGAAGAAAGCGCATATGGGGATGGATCTGGGCTACTCTTAATGAAGCAATGTGGATATATTATGCAATAAGCACTAAGCAGTATGGTTTTATATTTGCTGCAATAGCCTATTCAATTGTTTATATTAAATCATATTTGCACTGGAAGAGAGAAGATTAATGTACACAGACTCAATGAGAAGAGCATTTAGATCATTAAGAGGACCAAAGGGTTTTCAACTACAAATAGTTGACCACGATCATTTCTTAACAGTAAAGGCAAGTGAAAAAGAGTTCATGAGCCTGTCTGGTGAAGAAAGAAAAGAGGCCGTGGAGTATATGATTCGTGCAAAGAAAGCACTAGAAGAGAATGGGGCAATCGTAATGCTGGTAAGAGAAGGTGGCAAAGAAGAATGATTGATTTAATTGCATTCTCAATAGTAATTATTTTATTCTTTATGTTAATAGTTAAGTATGTTAGGGTTAGTATAAAGTTATCTCAAACTACGATAGAACTAATTAAGGCACACATAGACAAAACCCTTATATCTGAAAAACTTGCTGAGTTGGCAGATCAGCCAAGGGGACCTTCAGATCCATCTGCAGAAGCATTCTTGAAGTTTGTTTCAGATTCTAGAGACTGGGCCTACCAGTACATTGATGAAGTCCAGCAGTCATTAGATAAGTTTATTTCTGATGTTGAGCCAGAAATACTGTACTTTGATACCTATGGAGACCTTATGGCTGCAGAGCCAAACTACAATTCTATGAAGAAAATATCAGCCTCAGTCAAAGAATTAAAGAACTTGCTGCCAGAAGACTATGGTAAAATAGATAAATGATAACCTTCAAATCATACGAAGATCTGGCATATGAGGCTTTTTATTCATGCCATGTATTAGAGTGTGAGGTTGAAGCAGAGAAACTGTATGCCACAGAAACTCAAATCAGAGATGTCTGTATAGATCATTATACAGAACTAACAAAGTAATATCCTAGGAGGAATGAAATGAATAAACAAATCAAAAACGCACTAGCGTCATACGGAAGATCAGTACTTGGAGCAGCAACAGCAATGTATGCCTCTGGTGTAACAGATCCAAAGACACTAGCATACTCACTACTTGGAGCACTAATCCCCGTAGCATTGAGAGCAGCCAATCCTAACGATCCTGCATTTGGCAAGATGCCATCTGTAGAAGAGGTAGACAGAGCAGTTAAGACTGCTAAGGTTGTTAAGAAGACCGCAAAGAAGGCTCCTGCAAAGAAGTCATCTGGCGGAGGAAAAACTCAGCAAGTAAAGTAATCTTACTATAGACTGGCAGGCTTGTTATTTGACAGGCCTGCTTTTCTATGCTATAATATTTATACCTGCCCAATAGGGGGGTAAATTAACTTATTCGCTTGAAAGGGGAATAACATGGTAATAACACATCCTAGGGATCTATTCAATGATCCTTTTTTTATTGGCTTTAACAGAGAGTTAAATCGCCTAAATACAGCACATAAAACAAACTCACAGTCATACCCTCCGTATGATCTAATCAAACTAGATGAAGATACATACAAGATTTCACTGGCTGTCGCTGGTTTTTCAAAAGACGATATTGATGTTTCAGTAGATAACGGAACATTGATTATCAAGGGTGAGATTGTTGAAGTTACAGATGCAGAGGTAGTTCATAAGGGAATCGCAGGAAGAAAGTTCGTAAGATCTTTTGCACTGGGAGAATATATGGAAGTAACTTCTGCAGAACTTAAGGATGGCATGCTGCATGTTCATGTAGTACGCATTGTTCCTGAAGATAAAAAGCCCAAGTCTATTAAAATTAAGTAGTATAATAGATAACATTCCGCTATGAGACTTTAAAAGGTTTTGCAACGGATACTCCCATGAGGGGAGAGTTGGCAGGAGTTGAATCTTCGTGGCTAATAGACCTGAGCAGTCGTCTATAAACTGCTCATTATTCATCTAAAGTTATTTGTTTGTTTACCATTTATAACAAAAGTTTATAGTGTTGTCAGATATACTATAAGTATGAAATTTAAATTCATTGCTTTACCAATAGTATTAGCCATATTTGCTAATGCTTTTTTTATTACCCCTTCACATGCTGATAACCTTCAAGGTGCTGGATCTACATTTGCTGCTAATTTTATAGACAGATGCAGGGTCGAATTTATGAAATCAACAGGAGATTCTGTTGTCTATGGAGCATCAGGCTCAGGTGCTGGAAAGAATATGTTTTCAAATGGAGTAACAGACTTTGCTATGTCAGATGTTCCTTACTCTGGTACAGAACAAAAACCATCAAAAGAGTTTACCTACGTGCCATTAGTTGCAGGGCCAATTGGAATTATCTATAAACTTGACGGATACAAGATTACTATTAAAATGAGTAAAGATACCCTAGCCAAAGTTTTTGCGGGACAAATAACAATGTGGAATGATCCACAGATACTAAAAGAAAACATGATAGGAACAAGACTACCAAAG